TTAAGCTGTCCACGATTCAAACCAGCGGGCGAGAACCAAGGCTCTGCGGTAACGAATACACGCGAATGTAGGCCAGCGGCATCAGAATCACAGGGAATCCAAATAGACTTATCGTTATATTTGTCATTTACAAGCTTCCAGTTATCAGTAGCGAATCCATAGGATGTATTTTTATTAAGCGTGACATTGAAAAATTCATTCAAATCTGCAATCACGGTTAAGTTGTTGTACACATCACCAAGTTCAGGACTTACAAACGCTACAGCATCACCACGACTTTCACATACATCAATTGCGCGGATTTGACCAGTGATATCAGAACCAGCGGTAAACAGACGAATGATATCTACAGTGTCAGAATTGTCGAACAGATCAAAACCTGTTGCAAAATCTGCGTTAGCTGCATCATTATCATCAAAACCACCAACTAGAGTTGTATCATATACACCAGTGGTAAAAACAATCTGGTCTGCATCGTAGCAATAAACATAATTTGATTGGTTTTTCAGGGCTTCGTAAACAAAAGCCGTAGTACCATCAACTTTTTTATCGCCTTGGATTTTTGTAAGAAGTTCATATTTCTCGACAACACTACCGACAACACCAGTGATTAAACCAGAAGCATCAATAACAATCATGTTGAATTGATCGCCTGTTGGGGCATAATCAAATTCTTCCTCAAATTCCCATCCAGAAAATCCAGTAGAGTCAGCAGCAACGATACGCAATGAGTTAACTAGAGTACCTGCATAGCGACCAATGAATGATGGAGCCTGAATTGTGAATGTTGCATCAGTAAGTGCATCAAACATTTCTTCATTTTCTACAAGAATTGAACTTTGACCAGCGGTATCAGCATCAGCAGCGATAGCGTTTAAAGCAAGATCACCAACAATACGCACAATACGCAACGGTACGCTGTATAGCATGTAGTTTGCGGCTGAATGAAAATATAGGGCTGTCTGACTATCAGGCTCCCCAAAACGTTGTACTAACTCACCCTCACCAGTTGTGATGGTGGATATTTTATTTACCGGACCCCAATTAAAAAGCCCGACATAACCAGTAGCATTTGACGTTATACTTTGAATAGAAAATGACAAATCCTTTTCTCTGGTAATTACACTAGGAGAATCCATATTACTAACCTCATTTTTGTGAATTCAGTGATTTTATTCTATTTATTTATTCGAACATTCAAAACCCATCAAAGAAAGAATCGCTTGTAACTTTCCCTTCTGCAATTCCCCAAGGATTAGTTGGTTTTTCTATTTCCTCATCATCACTATCTATAAATCCAAAGGGCATCAAATCTTCATTATCTTCCCTTTGTTTAATTAGGTCTTCTCTAGTGTTTATATTGGTCATATCTTTAAAGTATTGTTGAGTTGTTGCCCATCCAAACAATACGCAACACATAACCATATCATCATTAGCACCAGAATCGGCTTTATAGGTTTTCCCTTTAGGGACAAACGTACCAAACTCATCAATGATCGTTTTATCGTTAAGCTCAATTCTTTCATTCTCAATAAGAGACTTAATGTTCGAACATCCAACAGACTTAACAGGTGTTGTAGTTCGCACACCCTGCTTACAATCAGCACCAAACCACATAGTTTGTCTGCCTTTGATTGATTTAGTCATCAATAATTCTTCATATTCATATTCATCAAACAAAATAGATGAAACCTGTTCACCTATATCATTTATCTCAACTAATACCATTGCTTCATTGTAGTATGTCGCAGTTGAGTATATAATAGATGGGTATAACAATGGGGATATTTTGTTATTCCTATATGTAGCAACAACTCTATAAGGCATTTCTGTTACATCAAACACAACGAATGCACTATAATCTTGACCAAGGCCACGACTCACATCAACCATCATTGCATATACACGACCAGCTTCCGGCTCAAAATAAATCTTTACATCGTTCTTTATTTCTTCTGGTGAACGTTCAACCAAGTTCATCAGAACATTACCTGATATAAGAGAGTTGATTGACCCTCTAAATTGAACCTCATGTTCCTGATCAAACTGTTCCTGCGAAGTATTTGCAATCTGTTCCTGTTTCCATTCCAGATCACGCCCCGGCACCATATCCCAAGTAACTTTATGGTTAACGTATTTGTTAATGTTTTCTCTGGATTCGGTATACAGCTTGTAAAACAACCCACGCGCCCCGTTTGGAGTAGATGACACGATAACTTGTGAATTCTTACCAGATGTAATTACAGGGTAAGTGGATTCATAAAAAGCCATATCATTACGTAGGAAGGCACACTCATCTATATATAACAGTGAAATAGATTTACCACGTATAGAAGATGATGTGGATGTAGCACAGAATATCTTTGAGTAGTTGGCGAACTTCATTGAACGCTTGTTATACTCAGATACACCACACTTCAAAAAATTGGGTAGATTTTCATAAGACATCTGCACACGTTCCATGATTTCTTGTGCTTGTGCTAATCTGTTAGCTAAAATAGCAGAGTCTTTTGAATCATTGAATGTGTTGAACCAAAGTATATAAGCAGCGGTTGTCTGCGTATTGTGTGTTGGTAACAGTGTTTCGCCACACAAAAACATATGATCTTCATCAGAAACAGTTAAACACTGCATATAAACCTTTTTATCATCATCTAATTTCTTGTATGATGATAGATAAATTCTTTCATTTTTTGGATGAGACTTACAATTATGCTGTCTTTCAAGTTTTCTTGGTAATTTGAATAGTTCAAATTTATCAACAGGTACACAAAACACCAAAGTATAATATGGATCATTATACCCCTTGACATATTTTTCTCTGATTGTGGTTTTTATACCCAATGTAGATAATACTAACCTGACTTGATCAATAAGAGATTTTGATTTTTGGTAAAATTCGCATGATCCATTTTTAGCACAATACCCATCGGAGTCCATTAATCCACGAATGAGATTAATTCGTGTTTCTATATCATTATAGATATAGTTATCAGGAATGTGTTTGTTATTTGTTAGGTTTTCTAATCTGAGATTTTTATGTAATCCATCAATTCTAAATTTACCCGTGGATTCAGTTCTTTTATCCAGAGAAAACTTACCCTTCGTAATTGGTAATATCGAATTATAAAAGTTAAAATCATCAATATGACCAGTGATAGAACCGCCTTGATTATCACCATCACCAAGCCACAAACCTAGTGTGTATGGATCAATAGGAACTTCTTTTGCTTCAAATTCCAAAGGTTTTGTAATATCAATCCACAAGCTACCGGGAGTTTTATATTTTCTAACATTTTCAAACTCAGAAATCATGTATTCTGTATTACGAACATATTCTGATTTATTTTTGTTTGATGATTTAAACGCCCATAGATGCTCACCACACGCCTTTATTTTTTGTCCATTATCAAATATAAGTTCATATTGATTCATATCATTACGTTGTTCACTTATAAACGTAACATCAGTCTTCTTTCCATTTCTACCATAAATTGTATCACCAACTTTAAGATCACCATTTTTAACAAATCCGTTTGGTGTCATGATTGGTGTATCAAGATCAATCATCTTACCTGTTTGCCGGGCTTGTAGAGTGATAATAAATCGGTTGTTCTGATACTTATCTAATAGTTCTTCCTGATAATCGTATAGGTTGAAGGGAATTACACCATCATCAATAGAAATAATCTTAATATACTTCTGAGTGAAGTACGAACAATCTTTCATACACTTAATATATTCAAGCTTCTGCATTAATGAATATTCTGGTTTTTCTTTCTTATTCAGAATTTGTTCATTTTTTTGATAATAGTATGCATTGCCAAGCTCAATATCATCAATTCGAATTCCATAGGTATTCTTTTTAATGTATTTCTTGACTAGAGTTCTATTGTCTTTTACAAACTCTCTTATATTAAATGGATGAATTTGCATAATTAGTCGTCATCACAATCATCAAGCAGATCATCGACGCCCTTTGGTTGTTTCTCGTCATTGTAGTAATTGTTTTGAGTGTTATGTACAGTCTTTGCAACTTTACCAGTAGAACCAGTTTCTTCATCTAAGTGTTTGTGTAGAGCCATAAGGTCTTTACTCATATCTGAGATATTCTTCATAAGAGTGCTGGATACCTCAAAAGCCCTTGGATGCTCAGATTCTTTAGCAAGCATGAGAGAGCCTTCTAAAGCGCTTGTACCACGTTCTATCAGACCCCTAAGCACGGTTCTGGTATAGTTGTAATCATCGTATACGTCGCTGTCACGCTGTTCTGCGGGGACTTTAGACTCTACAGGTGTGTATTCAACAAGATCAAAGCTTTCACGCGAGGATTCTCCCTCATCGTTGAGCGTATCTAGCTCAGAATTTACGTCATACTCGATACCGATAAAGGCTTCTATATCTCTATTTATTTTATCTCTTTTGCTCATGTTTGAATAACACCTTCGCCTATGATATCCGTTTCTAATATTGTGTCAGGGTCATTAAGATCGTAGTAATTAAGCGTGATAGTTCTAATAACTCCCTGATCACTTGAAGGCATATACAAAAACCCCTCTACTTCAAAATTGAATGTAGAAATGAGAGTCTTTTCATCTTCCATCATACCTTGATAATCATCAGCCAAAGTTGAATCAGTCATCTTGACATTCAATGATGTTTCAATGCCTAAATCTGGATTCTCAGTAATATTGACATTCAATGATGGATTGAACCACGCCGCGATTTGTTCCATAATCTGAAACATATCGTCCAAGTTCTTAGTTCCAACAGTAACTTCGTAGTTAAAAATGTAGGGAACCCTATTAAGTTGTTTGTTGACGCCACCAACTATAGTTCTATCCACGCCTTGTTGGTACATGTAGTCATGTTTGTTCTGGATTCTAGTAGTGTCACGATTCCATCCAGTCATAACAAACCCGATACGAGGAAATTTAATCTGGTAATGGGCATCATCGTTTTCATACTTTTGTGCAATATCAAATTTCTGTCTTGATGAATATGACAAAGGAATCTTAATCTGCTTACCATCTTTTCTAACAATTGATATGTTATTAAAGAGAGTACCAAATGCGGCAGTGTATGTTCTTATAGAATTATGGTAAAAGTGTTGTTCTAGTGCAGCCATATTATTTCACTCCAAACGGATCATTGACGTTAAAATCTACAAAAGTATCAGCTTCGGTTTGAATGTCTTCGTTATCACCATATTCCTCTGTGTCTGTTGCTGTATCAAAGTTAAGAATATCGTTATTGATTAGATCATCAATTGTGTTATCACCAGTGGCGAAGTTTTCATAAGAGAAATCGAATGTTTCTGTTTTAATTTCCCATACATATTGTTTACCCAATTCATAGAATGGGCTTTCATCTTCTACGTGTTTAATAGAAAGAAATGACTTGGTTAGTGGTAAATAGATCAGATCACCGACTTGAGGCTTGTTAATAGTGGCATCATTTAAGTCCATTTCTTCGCTAAATCTTGTCTTACTAACAATTAAAGTAGCGGTATCTTTTATTTCAAGCCCAAAGTTGGTGATCATATCACCACCCCCACCAAAACCGTCAACATTAGCGGGATACATTTCTATTACATAGCTATTGTTAAAAGCAGATGTCGGGTCTTCGCCAAACAGAGAATCGTAGCTCACCAAAGTTCTAGGTAGATAATTCATATCAATACCTTTCATTTGGATAGCTTCAATTACAAGATCATCCTGTAGGTCTTGTTCGCTTTCTTCATTGTAATTACTAACGTATGAATTTGTTGTCATGGTTATGCACGTAATTAGTGGAATCTATTAGTATTTATAAAAAATAAAAAGGCCGCATATTAGCGGCCTAAGATTTATTATTATTGTTTGACTATTATTATTGTTTTGTAAGATAATCAAAGCCGAGATGACCAAGTATAATAGATGCAAATACAGCACATTGAGTAATGATAATTCCATTAAACTCAGAAACAGATTTTGCTTGTTCTGTGTCCATGTAGAATGTACCCCCAATCATATAAAATAAACAGATGAATATAAGGAATACAAAGGACGTAATAGCTGAATTTCTTCTAAATCTACGTTTTTTAAAATCCATTTCTCTATTTTGTTTACGTTCTTTCTCTGCTAACTCATGTTCTGATAGTTCTTCATGCTTTGTCATTCTTGATACTTTTCCATATTTATGAGCTACTTTTTAGCCCATGAAAAAATCAATTGGGAGCGAATAACGAGATTCTAATTCTTCCTCTAACTGTTGTTTCTCTGTCAGGGCTTCATCGTAAATCTGTTGTCCGTTAACACTAACACCACCTAGCAATTGTACCTCGCCATGTTTTTTCATGTTGCTACCCCACTGTTCTTTGAACAGAACAGTTACATACTTCTTTAACCAGTAGTCATTAAAAACGGATGTATAATCATTAGGGTCTATAAGTTTAAACACCCTGAATGCAATAATAGTACCAACCGCATAGTTATCGAGGTCATTGAAAAGTTCAACCCTATTCATATGTCTTGTATGTTGCAATCTAGGGGCTGCATTCACAAGATCATTAATGGACTGGATATTGACCATACTCATGTAATAATTCAGTGAATCTAAAGACTGAAATGGAGAAATATTCTGTAAAGCAACTTGATACTGATAACTGAACATACCAGAACCAGCAAGGGTTTCACTTAGATTAATCGTTTCAGCAACAATAAGAATGTCATTAGGCATCGTCAGATACCCGTTATCAATGTCCAATTGAGTTAGTGCGTAGGCTATCCATGTTTCCTGTGTTGCGTCATAGTGTTGTTCCTGCCACTTCTGGAATGCTTCATCAATGCGGTCTTCAAGTTGCCCATCAGCAGCATTAATTCTGATAACAGGTTTACCCAACTTCCTAAGACAATATTGTTTTAGGTCTTCTCTAGTTGATGGAATAGCCATTACAAGATCACCCATGTTGAATCTGGATTAACGGTAACGGTAACACCAGTGTCTACCATAGGGTTAACACTAAGAGCATTTTTACCAGTTGGAATATTCTTATCAAATTCTATAAGTTGACTAAATGTAAGGATACCACTATCGGTGTCATTTGCTGAACCAGATAGATCAGCCCAAGTTCTCAAATCTTCTATAGATGTAATACTTGTAACATCAGTAACAACTTTAAAAAGAGGAATTATGAAAGAACCCGGAACGGAACCATCTTGATACACTCTAATCTCTGTAATATTTGGGTCGGTATACAAACCAATAATACTAATTTGTGATGCTGGAATTGTAACAGTACCACTAGCAACATTAAGGACACTACTACCTGTTCTGATTTTTCCCTCTGATACAGCAAAATCAAAGCCGATAGTACCCGCTTCATCGTACTCAAATGAAGCGGCAATAGTGCTATCAATAAGGTCATTTATCTTTGTGCGCCATGCATTAAACGTATCATTCGTTTCTAGTTTAGACATTCTTTATCCTTAATAGTTCTTCTATCTTTGCTTCAAGCATTTCTATACGACTTTCAAGCCTATTTTCGCTTTCTATTCTCGCCATAATAGTGCGCTTGGCTTGCTGTGCCTTCCGTAAAGCATTCGAATCTGTGTTAACTATGGCCCATGATTCAGGATCACGGGCCAAGCTTTCATTACCTTTTACCTTTAACATATTATTTATGTACCAAGGGCGATAGTTCTAAAGTTTTTAACTCTAGGGATGTTGGAATTAGAGGCCGACAACATAACGATCTTGATTTGGAATACGTTGAATGAACCAATTGATTCAGCCTCGTACTGAGCTTCATTAAATATTTCACTGTCATTAGGGGAAGCAGCAACAATAACATCAAACTCAGTCCAATCAGAAGCAATGACTTCCTCATCTGTACTACCCACCCTGTAATACACGCGAACATTTGACGTTTGAGGACGATTGACATCCATGAATGTTTTGATCGAACCAGCGGAATCTTTCAACCCTACAGGTTTAGTAACGTACCTAGCAATCGCATTTCCACTATCCTGATCTGCGCCAGTTTCCGTTAATGATGCTGGATCATTAATAATGTTAGAAACAGCAATACTACCGATACGGTTTTTATCAATAACAGGAGAAAGATATTCATTCTCTGTAGTCATTGTGCCTGAAATAGTTAATGCAAAACCCCCACTGTTATTGGTATCATTATCAATTGTATTAGGAATCACCCAAGGATTACGTAAGTTGTGATCATCTTTGGGAATCAAAAATTCCTGATACGTTGTGTTTTGATAGGGGGTTTCTGTTCCATCAATTGACTTGCCGCTAGTACCCGTTAGAAGGTAACTCGTTTCTGTTCCATTAAAATTCAATTCTTCAAACATGGGAGTGATGTTATTAAACAGATAGTTTCTATCAGCAACAACATCTCCACCGCCAATCAGGCCAGTATCAGTAGCGGTTGTACTTGGTACGGTAAATTCAACATTGTTATTATCCAATACACCAATAACTGTATGTGTAGCGTTTAGATCAGTACCCGTTATACCGTTACCTGTTACAGCGCCAGTTACAGAAAAACGCGATCCAACAAACAAGCCGTGATTGGGAATAGTGATTCCAACCGTTGAAGTTGAAATGTTAGTCTGGATGGGGTTAGCATCCAAAAATAATGGCTCTGGTGATAGATTATTAAATGTTGGAGTACCAACTATAGCAGTATCAAACTCTGCATATCTCAGAGCAAATGTCAAGTCTTTTGTTTGATCAGCAGTCCATGTAAAGTTATTCTCTGATTTGAACAGTACACCACTGTACGGCTGTTTGCTGATATACTTCTGAGTAGTAATATCCTGTTCACCAAGGCCAGCAACGTATACGTTATAATCAATCGAGTTAGCCAGAAGAACGATACAATACTCTGTTTCATTTTTCAGGTAAACGGGATCACTAAATGTGAACGTAGTAGCAACAGTAGCATTTGTGCTTATTGTAACCTCAGATGTGTTTAAAACAGTTTCAGAATAAGGGATGATTTTAGTTCCCGGCATTCCATTAACCATTTCACGAATCTGTAATGTAACAGGCGCATTAGCATCTTTTGTTGCAAAGAAAATATCAACACTTGTTAAGAACAAACCACCTTCACGCTCAACATAGAAAGATTGTGCAAGCGGGTCGCGTCTACGCGCTCTACGGAATGTAGAGCTATTTTCTTGTGAAGCACTGATTGTTGATGTGGTCAAGATAGAACGCTGTCTTGTTTCCAACAAACCCTTGGCACTATAGTTTGATTCTGCGAAAGATTGCGAAAGCTGTCTATTGTTATCTGGTTGATCAGTTACAACAAATTTCTTAGTACCAGTACGGAACCTAAGTGAGCTATTGTTAGGAATCTTGAATATACCAGAAACACCACCATCTGCATCTGCATAGATAGCCTGTCCATAACCACCAGCACCAGATTTGCATTCTTGTGTAACGTCAACATCATCAAAGAAGCAATATACACGACCAAGCGGCTTCAAACCTTTCCCTTCAAAACGAACCAAGCGGCTACGCATGAACGGGATAACCTCAGTTTCTACTACACGATCACCAACTACACGACTGGCAGTTGAAATAGACGCATTGATAGATTGTGTTGTTGTTCTAGTACCAGAAAAGCTAGTGGTTGTATTTGTTCTTGACTGAGTAGTGTCGCCAGACGTTTTAGAACCAGCCCAACGAGTAACCCACGAACGCCACCATTGGTTAAGATTTCCTAGATTGCGAACCGTTTTATTTGTTACACTAGGTCTTGTATACTTGGTATCAACCCATACATCAGAATTAGGAATCAACTTCAAACCACCAACCCAACGGAATACCGCATAGGGGTTAATGTTCATCATAGATGATGCTTTCAATTGTTCAATATAAAACTGCTCTGTATATGGTAGAGTGATAAGGTTCTCATGTTCTACAATATTACTAGAAGAAACAGTATCAAATTCCATATCAATTACATCAGTTGAAAACTCTGGACGCAATTCTTGATTTTCATTTGATACAGAACACTTATAATCACTTCTGGTAAATTCACCCACGCTATGATCAATGAAAGGATCGGCAACAAAACCATTTTTGAAACGATTTAGACCAGTCTGTGAATCAATAATCTGTTGATCACTGGTAGACTTTTCCAACCCATTTAATACTGTGTAGTATTCAATATTCTCAATGCGCTTTTCCAGTTTACCAATATCACGCATGGTGTAACGGCGGTTATTAACAAATCGACTGTTAATTTCAGTTGCATCAGCAGTAAATGCCGGGACATCCAGAATATAAAGAACCATGGCATTATCAGGATCGTTTGGCTCAATTGGGTTAAGTGAGGATGAACCTTTCTTAACACCAAAGTTACCTTCGAAGTCAACAAATATCTTATCAACACGCGGTAGGTAATACTCAATATCAGCACGAATAGTTGAATTTGGTACTGGATATTCTGAGATATTTGTGAATGACCCACTTGTAGTTTCAGTTGGGCGAAAATCCAGAACATCGGATTGGCTTACAAATCGTCCGTTAATTTCCTCACTTGGTATATCTGCATAATCAATACTTGAGTATGAATCAACACTGAAATAATCACCAGACCCATGTTGGAAGTATTTGAATGTAACCCGTAACGTTTCTGTAGGGGCTGAGAATCCACTGCTTAGCTTTATGAAACTAATGCCATAGTAGCTCTGTGTATTATTAGGATCAAGCTCAAAGCGATCTGTGAAGTCTGTAGAGAGATTGTTAGCATCAACCACTGATACCAGTTCAAATGCGTCAGCATTTTGTATACTCAGGGTGTCATCAGGAGATAACAACCCATCAATAGTGGCTGTAGTTGGTGTTTTGGTTTTGTGAGCGCCTATCTGCTTAGTAAGAATTACATTAGCAATAACAGGCTCATTTTCATAACCAGCCCCTAAGTTAATAGATAGGTCTTTGCCCGTTGGTGATCCACTAAGGGTAGAATTACCAGATATAGTGAATATTTCTCCAGTAGACGGTACGGAAACGTAACTATATAGGTCATTTTGACCAGAATACACTTCATTGTTGCCAGCAGTGGGGAGGTTAAATATAGCTGTACCATCAGTAGTACCAGTTACCTGTCTAATAACCTGAAATGATGTATCGGATTGCCCACCATCAAGCAAAGATTTACTATTCTGATTTGGTAGAAAGAACACACCAGCCCGATCAGTTGGTGATTTGATTGAAATATCACCTAGACCAGATTCAAATATATCAGCAGTGAAAGCAGGAGAACCCGCAGCATAGATAGAACGGGCGCTACTAAGAAAGATAGATGAATTGTCACCATTAATAGCTTTAATGTTGAAAATGTGAAGACGATAGATGGTTGAACCAGCTTCTTTTGAGATACTGCGTACATTAGCAGTACCTTTTGCCACACCGGAAGCAGCCCCATCAGTAACAATTGCTGTATCATAGAAAGTTATTTCATCAAGATTATTGAAAGTAGGGAGTCTATTCAGACCCTCAATTTCGATATAGTATCCTAGATTAGCAGTAAACACACCATTGTTGTTTGTATCGGTATCGCGGGCTTTATCAACAGCCAAGTAAAGCGTAGACTCATTTTCCACTTCATAACCACGTACATACGCACGGCCTTGCTCTACAGCAACCGCAAATTTACTCTCATCACCACCATCACCAGAAAGATACACACCATCATTTACACCGGAATCAAGATGCTCAAGAATGTTAATGGTAAATGGCTCTACAGTGTAATCACCGCTTTCATCATATGTTCTTTGTGCTAGTACATCTTCAAAAATGTTGTATTCAGGACCACGGGCTTTACGTTCTACACTACCATCACGGATACGGAAAGTTTCAACAAAGTCATTAGAACCCAAACTTCCCTCATCACCGATAGCAAGTTTGATAAGGTTAAGTTTGATTCTACGGCGATTCGCACCGGGAGCGGAAAAGTTTGTAGCACCAGAAGCATTATCAAGTAGAGTTTGATCATCATTAAAGTTAACTTCATCTTCTTTAACTTCAAAGCCAATCTTATAAGAAGGTAAAGTTGAATATTTGTCAAGAATGATTGATTGTTTATCAACCTTAACAAAGAAACCGTTTACATAAAAGACACCTTCATTAATGGTTAGGTTAGAACCCAAGCCAGTACCGATAACCGTAGCTGTAGATATTGTATCACCAGTAGAGTTTTTAATGGTCAACCCTTCTAAATCATTAAATACTAACTCATCACCAGACGTACCACCATTGAGATACTTAACATAGAAAGTAACGGGGTCTGCATCTTCTGCATCAATAGACTCGATAAGTTGAGCCTCAAGTCCAGATGTATCACCAAAAACGGACACATTTTGGTTTGCAAGTTGTCCCTTTACAGTATCGTAGTCAGCAATAGTAACCTTGACATATGAATACTCAAGATTGTAGTTAAGTTCACCGGGGATTACAAGACTGCCATTCTCAAATACATGATCACCAAATTTTTGTAATTGGTTTTGGATCATGGTCTGAACTTGGTTCAGTTCTCTTACCTGCACAGCCCTAGCGGGAACGAACAGAATTTGATGAAAACCCTTGTCTTCATCAAAATCATCAAAATACGGCGCTTGTGAAATATCAACCATTACGCTTATAACCTTTTATGTTTGTTTCTATCATACTATTTAGTTATCAAAATGAAATTATTACGCGAATATCTTCCGTTTGATCAACCGTTCTAGTGATAACTGTTCTATTTGAAACGTACAAGAATTTACCAGTTCTTTTTGTGATTCCACTTTTAGCGGAAACAAGTGATATTTCTGGAATAAGCACATCAGTAGAAATGTCGTTAAGAGGCGCACTTATTGAAATACTATTCTGTACTGTTTCTGTTTGGATGAATGCACCAGTGATGTTATCAACGTACAGGTACTTACCATCTATATCTATATATCTAACAATACCAGTGGCACCAGAGGATTGTCCTGTTACTAGCTGCCCTGTTTTAAATAATACAGCATTTTTATTATTAAAAAATAATTTCGATCCTGTATCAGTAGACAAAGGCATTGATAAAATACCGGCTTGTCTATAAGATGTTGCAGGGAATGTACCATTCTCATCACCTGACAATTCCATTCGAATCATCTTGTGTATTGCGCCAAGCTCTGATTTAGCATCATACCCATGCCCACCGATAGGACTCAGGATAGCAGTTGAAGAAAATCCCGCCCCGCCATTAGTATTTTGTAACGAGATTGACACATCTGTATATCCTGAACCAACATTAGTTATTGTTAGACTTTTAATTTCCCCTGTAACATTATCCACATTAGCTGTAGCTGTAGCACTGGAACCATCACCAACAATGACCACATCAGGGGGAGTAACTGGATCATAACCAGACCCACCATTTTCCACAACAATATGATCAATAGCGCCATCAATAGCAGTTTGTTGTACTTGCCACTGAGCAGTGCCATCATTTACATCAATTGTATAGCAAGGCATCCAATCATTAGTTAAGTACGAGAATACATCAATCGCAGGGATTGTGTACATATATTTCCACACATAACCATCAGCGGTTTGGAATGGTGTAATAGGAGAACCCGTAGGTTTAACAATAGATGCAACTCTCCCATTATTTGAAATGCATTTATAAACATTGAACTCATCGGTAACTACATAAAGCTGATAAAAGTTGCCTGTATCTGGTGATTGATCATCAATCAAGTTAACACGATGGTCATACTCATCATATATGTTACCATTAGTCCAATCTATACGCGGGATAACAGATGCTATATTAGAAGGCACTACTTTTTTAATGGCTACAATATCTTTATATAATTTAGTTTTTTGTAAATTGGAATCTATTGGAACCGGAGGGTTATTTTCATTAACCCAAGTTGATTCTTTACCAATGAACAAATACGTAGGGACCGCCGCAACAGCCCTAGTAAATGCATCAGAGTTAAAGATTCTTAGATCATTATTGATTATTGCTGGCATTTTCTAACCCTTTATTGGAACCCTATATTTTTATTTATTAGCTTATGTTATAGCTTATTGTTGCATTATCGTGAGTAGTACCACCAGAATTAACAGGATTTCCAGTTGATGCGCTATAAAATCTAAATCTTACCTGCCCACCCGTTAACACTTGCATTTTACATATAACAGGGGCTATTGTATTATTCTCCGAGTTTTGATTACCAAGTCCGTATATTGTATCCATGGTAAAATTTGGTCTGGCCCATGATGGGATAACAACCCCCGAAGTCGCAACACTAGTTCCATTATGATAACCCTTTGGAACGGTAACAGTAACATTATTACCTATTCTTACTACATGTGAAGAAGTTGCAAAAAAA